CCACGAATTATTAACTTAAGTGTATCAATGGTGTCAGTGGAATCCGCTTCAATCTCAAATGGTTTTGATTGTAGAGTTTGAACAACTATACGCATTGTATAGTATATCATATTATTTTTTTCAACTCCTTAAGACCACCTATGTATTTATAATTTTTAAAAATAAGTGGGGCTGTGTTATGTTTATTCTTTTCTGAAAGAAGACCTAAATTTTTCAAACTTTTTATGACCTTGTCTTTTCCACCATAATTATCAAAGTCAATTTTCTTGACTTTTTGATTCTTGTCTTTTAACATTTTTAATGAAGCTTTACAGAAAGGACACCAAGTATAATGGTATACTAACCACATTTTGTAATAAATAAATATTTAATTATTACAAAATGAGTTATTGGATGAATTTAACAAAGACATCTAAAAACCAAGCAAAAAAGACTAGGAAAAGTCTAGAAAAACAAACTACTGACGCCATGGAGACTGTAAATAAATTTAAAAAGAACCCAAATAATAAACCAGAATCAAAAGAGCTCAAATTGAACAAGAAAAAATTCAAGTAGTTCTGCGTTTTTTGGTGGGTCTACTAGTCGATGGGGAAAACATTATATTTAAATTTTTAGTTAATGCACTCTTTTTTTCGGTTAAAGTTTTATTATTATTGTTCACAAGAGATTCAACTAAAAGAACTGTGTTTAGTGAATTAACTTTAACATTTTTGTTTTTTTCATATTTTTTTATGTGTTCAACGAGTGAGCTGAACTGTCTTTCTTTTTTAATCATTTTCATTAATTTCGTTTTTGGTATTAATGGTGGAAGAATAAAATTTCTATTGTTCACCATTTATATTATAAACATATATATTAGTAAAAGTGCTCTGTGCGATAAATCTTAGCTTCATATTCATTATCCTTACCTAAAATAGAAAGTCTTTCACCTCCATACAACTCTCTACATCCAACACTTGAATCCATGCAGTCCCTGTCATCATATGAAATTGGGACTGGATAGATATTGTTTGACCCGGGGGAACCAGTTGTGGTATAGTAATTGTAACTGTCTCTTCTCCCGAATACCTCCTTCCCGTAGAGGGGTAAAGTATCATTTGCTTCTGAATCAAACAACAAACCAATTTGTTGTGTTTGTCCAGGTTTCCATATTTTTAATGGGGGCCCACGAAATTCACGCGAATCTCTTATATCGGGGCGTTCTTTTTCCATGTGTCTTTGCCATCTATCAACTGGGACAACATTTACATCAGCTGGTGCTTCCATTTGAACAATCATTGGTTTTTTATCAAATACACCTGCAAGATATAATATTATAAATGTTGAAGCAAGAGTTAATAAAAAATACATAATCATGCTTGACTGTTTCTTGCTGAACTTCTTCATCGTTATACTTACTTAAGATTATTATTTAAAGAAAATAATGTTCTTTAATTAAGGCATGAAGATATTAGGTATAGATATAGGATATCACAATCTAGCTTTAGTTTTAGCTGAATGTAGTAAAACTGAAGTTAATATTATTGATTGTAAAAAAGTTTCATTAGAAGATTACAAATATATAAAATCTAATGATATTGTTGATTTAGTTCCATTGATGATGGATGAACATAAATATTTATTTAACCAGGCACATCAAGTAATTATTGAAAGACAACCACCTGGTGGTTTTACAAATGTTGAGTGTCTTATTAATTATATTAGTCGTCCCAAATCTATTTTGATTTCACCCAATGCAATGCATGCATTTTTTGGTTTTGGACATTTAGATTATGAAAATAGAAAACACTATACAGAAAAAATTGCGTTTCAATATTTGAAAGATAACGAATATTATATGAAATTAGACAGAAAACATGATATAGCAGATGCAGTTTGTATGATTTTATTTCAAAATCATAAGAATACACAATTATTTAAAAGAAATGATTTAATTGAAAGATCAGTTTTCAGCGAATTCCTTTATACGAAGCCTACCAAGCCTCCATTGGGTGAACATCCAAAGGAGGAAAAAAATAGTTTTAATTAATTCTTTTGATTTATTGTTGTCAAGTTTATAAATTGGACTAATTATTTGTGAAGTAAAAGTTTCTGAAGAATCTTTACCAGTTATTTTAGCTTCTAACTGCGTTAAAGCACAAGTATCATCATTCATCATCCAGTGGAAAAATATAATAACCATAATGATTGAAAAAGCCCTTAATTGTCTGGGCTGTCCCACAAATGGTATTAATATTCCCTGTAAGAAGTATTATTAGATGAACTAGGAAAATAATGTTCATTTAATATAACTCAGAAAAGAATGATGGAGCAGGATAAAAAAATTGCTGCGCGAACAAGAGAGTGGTACCCCGCCCAAGAAAAAATATTAAAAACTTGGGGTGAGGCTGCTGCGTGTTATAGATTCATGAATTACAAAGCATTTTTGATGTACAAAAAATCATCAATGCGTTTTACATTACCTGTTATTGTTTTGTCAACTATCACAGGTACAGCCAACTTTGCACAAGAACAATTTCCAGAAAGTATTAGGCCTATGGTTCCCTCTATTATAGGAGGTATGAACCTTATTGCGGGTCTTATTGCCACTATCATGCAGTTTTTGAAGATTAACGAACTCATGGAAAGCCATCGCGTTGCTTCCCAGTCATACGGTAAATTGTCAAGAACTATTCGTTTAGAATTGTCTTTGCCATTGAGTGAGCGTTCAATGGATGGAAGAGACATGGTAGAGTTAATGCGTGCGGAATATGACCGTTTGATAGAACAGTCTCCACCAATCCCAACACCCGTCTTAGATCAATTCGAGAAGGAATTCAAGGATTCCAAGATTTTCAAACCAGAAATTATGCATATTCAACCAATTGATCCATTCAAGGCGATTATGAATACTGCGACAAAAGCAAAACAGATTTTCAATGAAAGTAAAATGAAGGACGAAGTTGTAGAAGCATTGGGTGGTCAGTTGAGAAAGAGACTCCCATCTCCAGCGTCCCAAGAAACACCAGCGACCAAATCAGTTAAGGAAGAATTAGAAGACTTGAAGAAGACTGGTTTTGTCTCTCTCCAAGGCAAGGTTATGCAAGAGTTTAAACAAAAAACTGAACGAATGACTGGCCAAGAATTAAAGGAGGTTGTCACCGAAGAACCTACTGAAGAACCCCCGAAAGAAGATTAAGAATGTAAATAAGTAATATCAAAACCATGATATTGAATAGAACAAAACATGCAATGTATGGTGCTATTTTCCTTTTTAAAGGTTTGAGCACCTTTTCATTTAGAGCTTTGTTCTCTAAAGCCATATCAATAGCCTGATTAGTGAATTCATCGATGGATCGGTTCATTAAAATACACTCTGAAAATATTTCGGGTAAAAAGTCAATGCACACAAAGGAAGAAGAAACACTTAGAAAACTAGTAGGGGAGAACAAAAATATTTTTATAAGTGGGCCTTCAGGTGTTGGTAAGACTAATTTAGTAAAAAATGTTTTAAATGGAACTAAATATTTTGAACTAGATAGTCTGACTCTAAGATTTTATTATTTATGTGGAACAGGTATATCTCATATTTTTATAGATAATTATGAAGATGACATAGCGTTTAAAAAAATAATAGATGAAATATCTGAAGGAATTAAAAAAACAAATGGAGCAGTCATTGTTGAATCCCAAAAGTTTCACTTGATTCCAAATTTTGAAAACATTATATTACAAAAACCGAGTGTAGAACAGTTGTTAGATTTGTTAGATGAGGGTGATGATTTAGAATTGAATAGAGAAAATGCAGTGCGATGTGATGGAAATGTTAGGGAATTTATGATGTATAAAAATATACCGATTACGACAGATAAATTTTTTACGACAAAGGGGTATATAACAGATATATTATGTTCCCTAGACTCCATAAAAGTAAAGGACACACTTCAAGAACATGGTAGTTTTTGGGATGCCATTCATGAAAATTATTTAGATTCTGAGGGATGTAATTATGTTGAAATAATGAATTCCTTATCTCTTGCGGAAGCACACGACATCATGATATATGAAGGAAATTGGGAATCGATGAGATATTTTGTAAATGATGTAGTATCTTATCCTAAATTCTATATGGGTTCCTCCCTCGACCCAGATAAAATAAGACCTGGGAGTTGTTGGTCTAAAAGAGGAAATCAAAGAATGCGTCTTCGAAAAGTAATGCAAATTCTTAAGAAGGGACCACAATGCATGCATAAAGAACATCTCCATCTTTTAAAAATATATGCTCAAAAAGGGAACATAGATATACTCAAACATTATAACATAACTGCACAAGATTTTGATATTGTTAATCACATATGTGTTCAAAATAAATTAAAGCAGAGTGACGTAAATAATATTAAGAAATGTCTGAGGAAATAGAAGAAACATGCACTTTGGCTCCTCGTGTCATTGGAAATGAAATTTTGTTTTTTAGTGATATAACTGAAGAATCTATTTTAGATTTTTTGGAAGCATTTAAAAAACTTGAAAATGAAACACTGAAAAAGTATGTGGATAATCCATGTGCTAAGCCATGTATTAAAATTACCATTAACAGTGGTGGTGGTGATTTGTTTTCTGGAATCGCTGCTATGAACGTCATTGAAAAATCCCGTGTGAAAGTAATAACCGAGGTTCAAGGAAGTTGTTGCAGCGCAGCAACTTTCCTTTTGCTCGCTGGTCATGAGCGTCGCATGGGTAAAGATGCATTTGTTTTGATTCACCAAATAACGACTGGTCAGTTTTGGGGAAAATTCCAAGAACTTAAGGCTGAGTGTAAAAATTATTCTAAATTTATGAAGAGAATTGAAACAGTTTATCGAACAAAAACTAAAATACCCGATAAACTATTTAAAAAAATGATGAAGAGAGATGTCTTCATTGATTCGGCTGAATGCATTAAACATGGAATCGTTTATGAGATTGCTTAATGGTCACATATCTTTTATAGAGATACATAGACATAAGTATTATAATAATAACACTAACTGTATTTAAATCAAATTTTATATCCCTGGGTGGAGGTTGAAGTCTCTTCATTCTTTCGTAATCGACAACCGCGAATGTCATTATTAAAGAGTAGAGAATATAATTTACCAAAATGAACCGTATTGCTGTAGACATCGATGAGACCCTTCTTCACTTTCTTCCAAATATGGCAAAGTTCCACAAGATGGAACTGCCACATAAGAAGTTTAGATATGTCTACAGAAATATTTTTGATATAACCGAGGCTCGGTCAAAGAGAATGGTTATTGATTTTTATAATTCCCAAGAGTTCCATGATTTGGAACCAATGAAGGGTTCTCAAGAAAAACTATTGGAATTAAAGAAAAAATGTAAAAAACTTTATATCGTTTCGGGAAGACAATATTATGTAAGACAAAGAACTGAAGACTGGATTGAAAAACATTATCCTGGTATTTTTGATGATGTTGTATTGACAAACAGTTATACGATACATGAAGTTTCTAAAGTTGATATTTTCCGTTCTCTAAATATTGATGCCGTGGTTGATGATGATTCCATGGTATGTTTAGAAAGTGCAAGAGCTGGTATAAAAGCATATAATTTTACAAATGACCCTGTTTATCCCTGGTATGAAGAATATGAATATGCTGACTTTTCATTAAAGAGTTGGGATGACATTGAAATTGTATAAAGGTTTAGTTTGTAATGAAAATATATACAAATTGAAATGTCTCACGCTATTGTTGGTTCCGATTTGATTGCCGGGCAAGTCCTGTTTAAAATGAATAAGAAGAACAATGTTCCTTTTATCACTGCAAACAGAAATCCCAACTTTGTTAGTTATGTGAAGGATATGAAAACTCCCAGAACTATCGTATCTACTGAAGATTCAAGTTTGTATCTTCAAAACATTTCTACAAACCTCCAAAAGGGAGATACTTTTATTGACCTTTCACCCGAATATTACAAAAATATTCGTTTCAAGGAAGATATTTTCAAACAAAGAAAAATTAAGTATATCTCTGGAGCAGTATCTGATGCAAGTGCTGTTTTTAGTGGAAACAGGGATGTCTATAACAACGAACTCCCCTTTTTATCTGACGCGTTTCACACATGTACTTATGTGGGTGAAAAAGCAGAAACATCTCAATATATAATGATGGTTCAAAACGCAATGAACGATACAATGATCCAAGGTCTTCATGATGTATTTTCTTATGGAAGTTATGAAACAAGTAAAATGATTGATTTTATCCAAAGTTGTCGTGGTTCTGATATTGATGGTAGAGTTTTGAGAACTTTCAAATTCACTACTGAAATGATTAAGGACCCGAGATTTAGGAAGTTTTCTTTTGAATCTAAAATTCCATGTCCCGTCATTAATTCTTCTAACGAATTTGCGGATTTCATGAATTACAGAAAATATATTTCAATGCAGACTTCAAATAATTTACACTATAACGAGCATGTTGCGAGAAACGCACTTCGTTTCGTCTTTGCCGCCGTTATACTGGAAGGAATTAGTATTCTTCAAAGTAAGCCTATCCCAATTAAGCAAGCATATGATTATTTATCAATGGGCTCTTCAATTAGGTGTAATATGTTTAGAAAGTCCCAACTTGAACTTTATGATATTTTGAGCGACACTGAACACGATGCTCGTATGTTTTTGATGCAATGTGTTTCCGTGAGCATTCCATGTCCTGCCGTTCAAGCAGCTTTGAATCAACACGACAGTATGAAATACTATCCTGTTGAACTTATTTAAATGTCGCACGACACCATATTTCATTTATGTTTCCGAATGGTGAATATTCAAACAACAAGTGCAACAAAAATCCAACAAGGAAACTAGAAAGTGCAATAGATGCACCGGCAAGTGTTAGAATGTAATACGCAACATAACTCAATAAACCAACAATTATCGCCTCTGGAAAAACTGTACTTATAGCTCGTCCCATTTAGTATCTAACAATATTATTTTCTGTGATTCTATATTTACCTGGTTTTAATCGCTTAATGTTATTTTTTTTCACTTCATTACGAACAAAATTTTTTAATTCATTTTCACCTTTGTTAATTATCTTTTGAATAATACCTTTTTTAGTATCACTTATTTTATCCGTTAGCGGTTTTAAAAGCAGTGAAAGTTCCTTCTTTTTATTTTCTGGCATATATTTCTTTAATTTATACAGGTTTTCTCTTTGTCTCATTAAATTATTATACATAGCCTGTCTTTTTTCTAAAGAAATATTTTGAACTCTTTTGCCTTTTTGGCTATTAAATTTTTTCTTTATAATTGAAAATGTCAAATATGCACTATTTGTATCATTTTCTATATTTTTAAGGAGGTTTTCAATATTCTTATCAGTATAATTATAATCTTTCTTAAGAATATTTATTATTTTATTTTTTTCTGTGTTATTAGTTTTATTTTTTTGTATTGTAGCGAGTCTTCTTATTCTGTGAAAAATGTTATTTTTACTCTCATTATTCAACCTCTTTTTAGTCATTCTAATTTTTTGTGTTAAGTGTGCTCTTGATTTTACTAGTGCACGTTTAATTTCTTGATTCGAAATTTTTGGAGTGATTGAGATAATATTGTTTCTTAACATATATAATAAATATATATCATTTGTTTTTTTTCCGGACAATGACTTAACTTGATTATTTAGTTCACGACCAATTTTGTTATATTTCTGATTCATCTAAAATAAAGTTATATTTTAATTATGAAGTTCTCATTATATAACAAAGTGAATAATAAGGTGGTCTATTTTCATGCGCCGAGCTGCTTCCTGCGTTGTTAGTATTAATGTTAAAGTTCATAGTAGTGTTAAATGTATGATTGTGATCTCCCGTACTATTTGTGGGATAACTTTGGGTTCCCCGCCAACATGAATATGGTCCCCGTCTTCTCTTTGTTTCTTCGGTTCTAAATAAATAATTGTGTGTATGATCTCCTCCATCGTCGGTGGATGAGACTAATGTTGGATTAGAGTAACTAAAACTGTGTGTATGACCTTGAATCTGAGCTGAGGTTAGAGACACTGTAGCTGAACCACCTGTAGCCCCGGGTGCATAACTGTTTCCAGCCCCAACCACAAATCTATCACGCAAATCGGGGGTTCCATTAGCTCCATCACATAGAGACCAATATGTTGGAACAGAAGCCGCGGAACCAGACCATAAAACTATCATTCCTATGGGTGCTAATTGAACAAGCTCTCCGTTCGAGTAGAAATTACCTGATATGTTCGCATCCCCTCCTGACATTGTTTGTGATGTATCACAAATAATTGAACCATCGGCTGTTATGTTTCCATTAACAATTATATCACCAGCTGCATATGCAATTCCAGTTCCATCTCTCACAACGATTGTTCCAGGAACTGCGGCAACGTTCGCATTTAAGTCCCAAGTTCTTGCTACACTACCGTTATATTCATTGTCATTAATCATGTATCCATTTGATAATATCTTGTTGAAATGACCAGTTATTCCACTCGCGTCGATGGATGCAATTTCTACATCATTTTTTCTAAATGAAATTTTTTCACCAGTGGGTGCATTAAGGAATGTATTACCACCACTACCTGCACGCAATGCGTAGTTTCTTCTAGACATGTGGTCTAAGTGTGCAAATGAAGGAGTAAGTGAATGGAAATCGTCATATCCAATAGATGCTCTACCTATATAATTTTTGTAAATATCTGTGTTATAATTTACACTCATATTTGAATCACCTTCCATGCTTCCATAAACATGGAGTTTCATGTTAGTACCTTTGGGTGTTAGAACAGCAACTCCTTGATTATCATCCGTATAAGAAAACAAAAATTCTTCACCAAGTTCTGAATAACCCATAAGAACATTACTCACGGGTCTATGCATAATAACACCCATATCCAAAGAACCCAAGAGGTTGTTATTTGCCAAAAGAAGAATATTATCATCAATGGTAAAATCTGTGGAAGAAACAGTTGAGAAATTACCAGTCACAATTAAGTTGGCTGACAAATATACATTACCTGTTTCATCCATATAAAATGTATTCATACCAATAACTTGATTGTTGTTTGTGTGTGATAAAATAGTTGCTCTTATTTCCGGTTCAAATTGTTTTCTCACCGGTGTAAAGTATAAACTATCACTTTTTATTGGTGTGTAATCTTGTCCAGTTGCGTTTACTAATATTGAATTTGCAGTATTAACACCTCCTTTATAACCTATTGTTATAGAATTTGAAACATAATTGTTTGCATTTGAACCAATAACAATTGTATGTTCAGCTTGACCAGTTGTAGCGGCCTCCGAACCAATAGCAATAGAGTGGGTCGTTTGATTTAAATGACCAGCCTTGGGACCAATCGCAAAACAGCGTTCTCCTTGTGTTTTTCGACCAGCTTCCAAACCTATCGCTACGCTGTCAATACCTTGTTGACTTTCACCAGCAAATGTTCCGATGGATGTGGAATTTGCCCCTTGGCTTGTATGTCCCGCTTTAAATCCAATTGATAATGAAGCCACATCTTTTGTATCACTTCCTTCTTGTTGACCAATAACTGTCGCATATTGTGATGTATTATCAATACCAGCTTGATATCCAATGGCAAATACTTGTTCTACTTGGAAATTTTTACCCGATTCAAAACCAATAGCAACAGAATTATTATTTTGAGATGAATAACCAGCAGAATGACCAATGGCAATAGAATTTGAACCTTGTTCTAAATAAGCAGCCAAATTACCTGCCGCAATAGAATTATTTCCTTGTGTTGAATATCCAGCTGCAAATCCAATGGCAATAGAATTTGACCCTTGGTTTGAGTAAGCAGCTGTATTACCTACCGCAATAGATGTTTCACCTTGATTAGATTTAGCAGCTGCAATACCAATAGCAATTGAACTTGTATTTTGAAGCACATTAGCAGCTTCATGACCAATGGCAACTGAATAATCACCTTGTGTATTTGCACCTGTTCCGCGACCAATAATTACGCTGTAGACCCCTTGTTTCAATTCAGCAGAAAGGTCGCCAATTGCCACAGAGTTTGCACCTTGTTCTTGAACAGCTACATTTGTCCCCACAGATACAGAATAATCACCTTGACCCACTACACCGGACCTATATCCTATGGCAACTCCAAAATTATTTTGTCCTTCATTACCGGCACCATAAGCCAACGCAATCGCATTTGAACCTTGATGCGTTTCTCCCGCTTGGATGCCTAAGCCAACAGAGAACATTCCTTGACCCATGTTTCCTGCTCGTGAACCAATAGCAATAGAATGAGTAGCTTGAGCAAATTGACCAGCTTCAGAACCAATAGAAATTCTATCAGTATTAGATGATATGTCATCTGGTTTAATACCACCAATAATGACAGAAGCACCCAATGGAGAATCTATTATACAGTCACCATTTGATTTGAGGTTTGATTCGACAACAATAGATTCTATTGTGTTTGAAAAAAAAGCAATGTTTGTGCAAATGTTTCCATTGTTCATTACATTTTCCAAATTTGTTGACAAATTAGCGAGTTGACTACCATCAGCTATTATATAAGCTGATTCAATATTACCACTTGTCCAGAGGGTTGTTAGGGTTCTATCATCCATCCAAATGTTTGTGCTTATATCCACGGAGTGCACAGGAAATTCATTCGCAATACCGATATTTGATTCAGTCACAAAACTCGTTGTATTGTTTACATATCTTACCGTGTGTGAAGTTGTATTTCCTATATTTGTAATGTAATTAAATGTAGAGGTTTCGGAACAAATTGGAATATTACTCAAATATCTACCATCTCCACGAAAATAATTACATTTAATATTCCCAGAAACCATCAATATTTCATCTACACCCGCAGTATCTTGAACATAACAGTTTGTTCCAATGTCTAAACTATGAACTGGGTCGGTATTACATATACCAACATTTGCAAATGATACAACACTTGTATTAGGATTTGTAAATTGAACAATGTTTGTTGTTGTATTGTCATAATCACTCGCCGCTTGCAATTCTGTTGTACTTGGAACACTTGTCATTAAATTACCATCACCATAGAAGCCAATAGCTATAACAGTTCCATCAACCACCAAAACATTAGGTCCATTTTCATTCACACGGAATTTTGTTCCGACATCTAATGTATTCACTGGATTTACATTTGCGAAACCTGCTCCACCAATTGAAAAATACGCAGACATGGGGTGATTAAAATGAACTGTGTCATCAGTTGTATTACCCGTAGCTGACGCAGTTTGTAAATTTGCGAACCCATAAACATTTCCTACTTTTTTACCCTCCCCAATAAAAAATGGCGCTTCAATATTTGATTGAGACAAAAAGTTTCCGGAAGTATCTAAATTACCATCCACATACAAAACATTTGAATTCACAAAATAATTGCCAGTGTAATTAGCATCTATCAAATTTGCATCATAATATAAATTACCATCAACCACATTAGCAATAAATAGTTTATTACCAATTGCGTCATTTATAAAAACATTTGAACCAATATCTAATGTGTGAATTGGATACAAGTTATGTATACCCGCAAGATTTGTAGTCGTGAAAGATGTATCATTAAAAAAATCAATCTTGTAAGCAGCATTTGAACCTCTACTCATAATATCATTCAAATCGGATGTCATAACAACATTTGTAATCAAGGGACCCTCACCAACAAATTTAGTCGCTACAATACCACCACGCACAATAAGAATATTTGGTGAGTTGTCATATATAGAAATATTTGAACCAATATCCAATGTGTGAACTGGAGCTATATTAGCAATCCCCACCCGGTCGCTCGTGACCAAACTTACGTCCGGGTTGAGAAATTCTATAGTCTCTGCCGTGACATTATTCACAAACACAGACATAGTATTATATTAATCACATACCTTTTTTTTTCAATTAATCACACACGTTCAATCCACTCTTTTATAAATTTACAGTAGTCTGACATTGAATGGTCGCTGATGCCTTGCGTTATTCTGAGTGGATTTCTACACATGTTGGCGAGACCTTTTTTGAATGATTTCCATGGGTTGGGGTTTTTTATTATTTCTCCTTTTCTATCAATGAAATATAATTCACCCAAGTGTCTATAATTCATCCATCTTGGAGGTATTCTTGGAACAATATCTCTATCATTTACAAACCGATAGAAAACATTGTTTTTTTCAGCAGCCTTTTTCCATTTTCTTGTTCCAACTCTTGGACACCCATAATTGTAGCAAATAGAACCCTTCAATCGACTCGCTGCGATACAACTCATCGCACCCCCAAGGGAATGTCCACAAGTGTATATTTGTTTATTTTTACTGTGAGAAAGCCATTCAGTTATATCGGACCAAAGAGTATCAACTTCATCCCTAAAACCAGTGTGCACTCTTCCTTCTTGTATCCCCTCGTAATCCCTGCCATGAAAGATATTTAAATCAGCTTTAATATCATTCGTCGTAGTTGGTTCAGTCCCCCTGAAAGATAAAACAATGTGGTCACTGTTTTCAAAACCATAACATTGGGCACCAAATTTATCAAAGAATTTTACATTCTTGTATCCACACTTTTCCTTAACAACATCTTCTGTGTTGTATGCAAGTTGTGATAAATTACCTAAATGTAATGCATTTTCAAAACTAAAACTTCTTGTCAGTTTCATTTTATTATCTGTAAATATATTAAATGCATTTGACGAGAACAAGGGCACTTTATATTGCCGTAAAGGATATCAAATATGTATTATTACAGGGTAGAATACACATTGTAGGACAGTTTATTTTTGAAAATGTGAATAAATTTGTTTTGAAATTAAAAAAAAATAATTCTAAAAAGTAGTTATGACACCACCTCCTACACCTCGGTTGCGGAGAATAAGGACCCCTAGGGCACCAATTGGAAATTCTCCACCTTTCAGGTAGTGTGAGAAGAAGACTCAATTTTACGAGCCCGCCTAGACAAAGTCCTTTTACGAGCCCGCCTAGACAAAGTCCAGCTACTTCACTGGCCTCACCAAGTCCAAGAACAAAATTAAAAAGACTCCAAGAAGTTCAAAAAAAGAACTATTCTAAATTATTTTCAATGTTGAATGAAAATAATGTAAATCATGTATTGCTAAATTCAAATAATAATTCAAAAAATTTAAATCGTATAAAAAATCCAATATTTTTATTGTCCGATGTAGCTGCAACTAGAGATGGTAAAATTAAACATGTATATTCAAGAGAATATATTGAAACATTTTGGAAAAATAGAACAATATTCAAAAGTCCCATGACTGGATTAATGTCTCATCCAAAACTTATTGTTAAATTTGACAAGAAAAAACATTTGAATACACAAGTCATTTCAGATTCTAGATTGACAGAAATAAAAGAAAATGAAAAAATAATATCTAAAACTTTGGACCCAGGTATTTATGAAAAGGAATATTTTGTATCAAATATAAAAGGTAAATTGCCTTACGCAATGAAATTTATTAAATATGTTCGCGATGAACACAAAACTATAAAATATATATTACATGGTTTACCCTACTCCCTTAACCTAACCACCTTTGTCACATTTACAAAAGGTGAAATTGATAAATTAATTAGAATTGATAAAATAAGAACATCCCAACATCATAAATTTTATTGAATATCGTAAAAGTAAAAACATCAATCCATATGACATCATGAGAGCAGAAGCTGGGTACACTCTCACAGGTATATATATTGTAAGTAAAATAACCCATGAGTTTAGACAAATGAAAGCATTTAAGAAACAATATAATAAATCTAAAAACATGATAATTGAAAAATATAAGCCACAAGGATTTACAAATGAACAAATTCACAAGGCATTTTCTCCTATAGATAACTTATTCAGACGCGAATTAAAATAATTAGTAATTGAATAAAATATTCAATTACAAAATATAATATTTTTTAGAAACTGAAGGTGTGTGTCCAATAGTTTCAGCTGTTGCATCCACAGCTTTCTTTTCATCACCATCAAATTTCTTCATATGTTTTTGAAAGAGTTGCATACTTCCAGCAGTTCTGATATCTTTTATTTGTATTTGACTGTTTCCAGTTATTTTTCTTAAAAGATCTCTAACTCTATCATGCGTTGAATTACCTGAGAGAAGGGGCTTTTTTTGTTTCATAATTGCACTGTGAAGAGTTTTGTCCTTGACAGAATATAATCTTCTTTGACCACTCTTTGCGGTAAAATCAAATGTTAGGGTTTCCCCGTCTTTATTCAACTTTACATGTTTTCTCTGAAGGGTCATGGCACCCAAAGCGTTTTCATTATCTCTTGAACCTGAACGAAGATACGCTGTTATAATCATTCTCAAAGTAAGTGCGTCATCCCAATATTTATTTTTGGGGTCTCCTAATATTTTAGTAGTTGCACTTCTTATTTTTGAAAAATCTATTTGTGATGAACGTTCTTTTCTCAACTTTCTTTGTTTATCCAAAAATTTTTCATGATAGTAATAATGTTTTTTACCGTTTCCATCTATGGCAGTTGCTTGTAGTTTATCATCAGCTGAATAAACATTTACATCTGTATAGGCGGGTGGTATTCCAATTTTTCTACATCTTATTTGTTCAGTTTCAGAAACTGGACGATTGCCCTTATAGAACACTCCACGCTTGCGTGTGATCATCTAAATTAAAGAAATAATTTTTTATTTATTAAATGGGTATATTACATGTCCAAACGGTAAGTCATATATAGGACATACTTGAAAATTATAAGCGTTCTCAAATTTCAAATTAATCAATTACTTTTTACATATGGGCTACATATCTAAAAAGTAAGTTGCTCCTAGGCAGGACTTGAACTGCCAACCTCCACCTCTTGCTCTATCATATGATTTTACTCATATTTAAGCATATTTTAAGCTAATATAAGAGTGTTGCATCTAACCTGATTGAGCTATAGGAGCTTCAATTTGAGTTCGGGAGAGCTTCCTGCTTCCCATATAATACTGTGGTGTTCGCTTTAAGTAATTACAATCTTCCTGATATATCGTCATACTTATTTGTTCGTGTTTGTAGGTTACCTATTGTTGGGCTGCTTAAAACAAGGGATGGTTGGGATGGTACTTCTTGTTTTCCCTTTGGTATGAATTTGCATACATCTATAACACTTAGTCCGTTACATACATCTGGTTTGTTCATTTTTTGTGGAAATTCTTCATTAAATTCAACTATACATTCTGGGGGTATATCGGGGGATTCGGAGAGAAGCCTATCGTACTCATCTTTACACTTATTGACGAAATCTAAAACAGGCGCCCTATCTTCTCTATCTAGAGAAAGTTCTAAATCAATACTTCTATAAAACTTTGCATATTGAATACACATGAGAGAATGTGCTTCGGAAAGTTTTTGACTTTGACTAAATTTAGCGACAGATGTGAGAACACCACTAATAATATTGAGAGTTGCGAAGAAATATTGTAAAAGAAGAATCATTAACATTTTATCTGCTTTTGGTTCATCTGGACTTAGCACTGCAAAGCCACCAACTCCGGTTATGCTTGATATTATAATGCTTGGCAATGTCAATTTGTTTGATATTTTTTTTAATCTGAATGCGGGCATTATTGTGTAGCCACCTGTATCCAGCTGCTCTTTCAGCCCATTTGTATACAAGAGCTTCCTGTTTTGAACACCACTCAGGTTTTTATCACTCATATCATTATTAAAGAAATTAAAAATAACATACTATAGGAGAGTATGTGTGACGTTCCCGGTCCTAGCACAGCTGGGGTCATTGCCCTCAATGCCATTGGGGGTCAAGACGTTCATCTCGTAACAGATGATGTAGAGAAATCTATATTCAAATATGATGAGATAAGACACACCGATTACACGAGATTTTATAGAACTACGCGTATTGATAATAGAACAAAACAGAAATATTGGCCATTTGGTCAAGAAGGTAATATTATCAAGGTCACATTGAACCCTCAATCCATGGGTGATTTGTTGGCTAATATGTATTTAATGATTGAGCTTCCTCGGTCTATATACAGTAGATATGTTGGAAACAGTATAATAAAGTCAATAGCTTTCAAGGTTGATGGTATAGAAGTTGAAAAAATTTTTGACGATTGGCAAGTCATTTATAACGAGATGTATTTAGAGACAAGTGAACAAGCTGCGAATGATTATTTATTGAATCGAATGATGTTTCCAGTGGACTCGATAAGAAATGATGAAAAGGCACGATTAAATGCTAAAGGGGCATTTTCTACAATTCCAACTCTAATCCCACTTCGCTTTTTCTTCTCTAGAAAGTATGCTCAATCAGAATATGATGTGAATAAGCCAAATCGTCCATATCTTCCATTGTGTGCCATGTATAAACAAAAAATTATTCTTGAAATTGAATTCCATAGTATTTGGTTTTTTAGTAAACCAACAACAAGCTATGCAATTTCTGAACCAAAATTCTTGAGAGCAACAGATTTTGATTTTCCAACTCTTAATGAATTCAAGATTATAACAGAGGAAATTACATTATCTCCAGAGGATAGATTGTTTTATGTCAAAGAGAAATATGACTTGTTGGCTAATTTAGTGTTTAAAAATCCAATCATTGAATCAACCCCTGGTGATCCAATTATAAAAAATAATTTAACGCCATCTATTCCAGTTAAAGCTATTCACTGGTTTGTGAGAAGAAAAAAGTTTGAATACGAACTACCAGTTGAGATGGATATACGGGATTCAGGTTTTCCAAGAGAATATAGTAATACCTATGTTTCAGATGGTGTAAACTTGATTGATAGTCGTTTCCGTTTTGAGAGAATAAAGAATGCTAAAATTTTCTTAAACTCTTTAGATCTTCCAAATGTTTCATTGGCCGATCATAAATATTTCAAATACTACATTCCTTTACAATCAAGATTAACATGTCCACAGAAAAACATTTACACATATTCCTTTGCAATGACACCGATTAATTCTGGTCCGACGGGAACCCTCGATTTTTCTAATTTTAATTCTGATAAAACATTTTTAAATGTTGAGATGTATGGTGGTAATTTTTCAGTAAATGGTTATAGAATAAATCTGGATGGTATAGTTGATTCTAATGTAGAAAGATTATCAGAAACTTACATTTTATATATTTATTACACCGGTCTTAAAATGTTCTCATTTGAGAATGGCTTCATGAGTGAAGCAACATAAAAGAGAGAGTTGTATAACAATAAACTACCATGAGGACAGGTTTTGCGCTTCCACATGAAAACCCCGTTGGGGACAACATGATTCAGACAATGTTTGACCTTATCCAGCCGGTTTTGGAAAAGGGAATGATACTTGCTGGTCAATACGCAAAAGCCTGTGGTCGTGATACGATGCTAGATGAAGATGTTGAATATGCAATGAAATATTGCATTATGTATAAGGTTGGTGAATCTAGTGGCTCAATCTTCCAAGACGAGGATGATATCGAGGTGGAAGAAGAAGAAATTGAGATTGTAGACCCCGAAGATTGTCCAGAGTTCAAACGATATTCAGGAGCTGATTCGCAAATGAAAAGAGTCAACGATGCATACGATGGATGGAAAGATTGGGAACCTGAAAGCCCTATCCAAGAAATATTAAAAAATGCATTAGATAATAATGAGCTCTAATGTGGCTCCAGAAGGATGGAACTTGTCAGAGTATAAGGAATTCAAATACATAGACGATGACACGGAGAGTGAATGTAGTGAATACTCATATTTCGAAGAATATTCTTCAGTAGCAATCAAAAAACCTCTGAAAACATTTAACAGTGTAATGACTAAGGAAGAATTTGACCCAGAATAATTTTCTATATTTATTGTAAAAATGAGCACACAAGAAGTCGTTAAGTCCGTGGCTTCCGAACTTGAAATTCAGTCCCTCAACGCCATTGTCGGTGGCTTCGCTTTCGCCGCTGCCTTGTCTTGGATGGACCTCGTCCGCTTCCTCGTGCAATTGATTGTCCGTGTGAAGAACAACGGTGGCGCCCACTACGCGTTGACCGCCGTGTTGACCACCCTCCTCTCCATTGCGGTGTTCATGGTTGTCAAGACTATCAACAAGAGGGTCAAGACACCAGAACAACCAATCTACGCGGTTACTCGATAGGCGGTTTTGGAACTGTCTTGGGTTTAGCGATAATGAGAGTAAAAACGCCCATAAAAACTATGACCCCAATAGCAATGTATACTTTATACATTTCCCATCTATCAGCATCCTCAAACTCGGGCATGCTTATTGGTGGAGGCAAAGATACATCCCTCGAAACCTTAGGTATGACTTTTTCTTTTGAACAATTTATTTTAAACTTCAGCGTGTAATTGCAATTTCTGAAATCATATGGAATAAGTTTTCCGGCGCTTGAATAAAAGAATTCCATTCTCAAACTCTGTAAAGTAGTTTGTTTACCAGAATTAAAACAGTGTTCAACAAGGTCATTACCACCTATGAATTTTGTGCGAGCACCTTTCCCTAGTTGAATTTTACCCGTGTAGTATGGTTTGTGGTAATAAATGTCTTTTCCGTATATATCTGAACCAGAACTGAGTCTTAAAACTAGAGCACCTGGACCATTAAAATTTACAGCTCCTGACCGAAGGGTGTTCCCACTTGATGATACATCGGTTGCAGTAAAACCTATAACTTCATGGGGTGTTGTTTCATCATTATTAATATCATAACCATTATGACCACTTTTAAATTTAAATGTAAAATCAGTGCTTCCTGTAAAGACGAGGGAGTATGTATTACTATCAAATGATACACCTGTCACGTTTGAAGAACCTACGAGCTTTGTCTGTAAATCTTGTGCAAAAACATTACCATCTGAATAATTTTTTTCATCGAGTGTTATGATAGTATCATCCACCTGAAAACTTTTATTTGTTCCACATATATCCATTTGGGGAATCAAAATGTTTCCCGATGTGAGTTCAATTTTAGAGACTTCATAAATTTCGTTTTCTAAATAAATTTCGAGATTGGAAACATTTGGATACAAAACTGCATCTCTGTCACCACTATCGACATCTAAAACGTAGTAGTCACTCATTAAAATTTAGGGACATAATTTTAATGAATGTTAAAACATACATATTGAAATAATAATTTAGTTGGAAAGTGTCTGTGCAAGAGGGTTGTTCTTGAGTTGTCTCTTGGCCAATTGCAAATCGAGTTTGTTTTCTTGTCCCTTGTATGGGTTGAGGTCTTGGTATTTCGACTTGACATATTGTTGTGTCCATCCCGCGTTGGCTGGTCCAGTGTATCCATCCAAACGATTGTTGTCTGAACGAACAGCTGTGACCATACCGTGCGCTTGGAGTGGGTTGCCACGAACATTCATGCGACCAGCGTTGGCACCTCTGTTTTGGACAGTGGCACGACGATCGCTTAGGCGCAAACCATAGCGAGCGAGTTCCGCTGGAGTTCTGACTTTATTACCAGCAGCCTCCGCGAGGGTGGAGTTCTCATAGGCGCCGTAGAAGCTTGAAATGCCTGGAGCAGCGTTGTCCATATAAGCGTATTGTCCATCGGCAATATCAGTTTTATTTCTAGTTGGACCTTGGGCAAATGAACCGTGGGCAACAATTTTCTTGGCTGGAGCGTATTGAAGACCATCTGTTCTGGCGCCAGTTTCTGAACGGTTTGTGGTTCGCATAGTGCGCTGTTGGCTTGAACGAACGGTGACACCACTCATTGGACCGCCTGGACCCTGAGCCCTACCCAACACTGGGGGGCGTCGTTCTGGGAGGAAAGCGGTCTTTTCTGGCTTGTTGTTTCCAACAGTTGGCCTGTTCTGACCACGGCCACCGCGTGGGTCAAAGCCTGGACCAGCACGGCCTGGAAGAGTTGTCAATCGGTAAGCACCAACATTTTCTGGTATAGCACGGAACATTTGTTGGAAACCACCGACCGCTGGAACATCAGCTCCAATACCCAAACCTGGGCCAACTTGTTGTTTTGGTATGGAAGCAAGGTTGTTATGAACATTCAAACCAGTAGCAAATCGGTCTTTCATGTCCAAAACTTCGCCACCACTTGAACGGGTTTGTGGCACAATATCGGCAAAAGTAGCTGTTTCAGCAACCTCTGGGCTTGTGAGTTGTCTTTCTTCACTATTTATCTTGAAATCCGTATTTAGATTGATTTGTTCAACGTCCACCTTGGTCGCGTCTTTAATCTTTGAGGGACCTGGTCCCCCCTGATTCAATATTTGTTGACTGGAAGAAAGGGAGACTGGGTTTTCAGCCAACATTTTTCCAGTATATACCAAACCTAATAAAGCTAAAACAGAGACGGGGTCAGCCATTTAGTATTTATTGATATTTTTTATTGTATCGTAAATCAAACAAATCGTTCTGAAGTTCCGCACGGGAGCTTCGTGGTTCATATAAATTGGGAAGAGAGGGAGCAGGCATGGATGTATCAAGTGGGAAATGTTGTTTCTCGTAGTTGTTGACGACAACCTTGCCGAAGCGAGTAGTGGCTTGTGGACGGAGTTCATCGGACACTTCAATTAAAGCAGCTGGAGAACCCTTACCGGCCATATAAGGCGCTGTTCCGTAAAGCATTGTGTTTGGTCGAGAACCAAAGTTTTGCTCACGTGCACCTTCGGGGTAAGTAAAAACATGTTCGATTGCGGAATTTGTGGGGAGCGCTGGATTTTGGATTCTTTGCAAATCTGGCTGTAATTGATATTCCATTTACTAGTTACTAAGAATATTTATCCTCGCTTATTTCCGATCATGTCCAATCCACCAAATTGAGAAAGTTGGGCACCTCTCGCGTCTGGGCTACAAGTGGAACCATCGCTCTTGCACATGGGTCCAAACTTGGGTCCATACAACCATTCGGCAAATCCTGTTTGATCACCTGGAATTGTTGTCACGGGGGAAGACACAAACTGACGGGCAGCTGAGGCTCTCTGCTGAGAAGGAAGTGGAGAACGAGAGCGTCCTGCATCGTATGGGAGTGTATCATTCAAAGCCTTTGTAATCAATGGGGAGACACTTTCGGAATAACAAGCTGGGGGTCTGTTGGGGTTGGCGTAATCAGACATCAAAACATTGGCCATGGGATTGTCATAAGTTGGAGCTTGGCAATTACCACGAGCAATGTCATCCGCTACTGAAGGCCTAAACATATTTTCCTTGACCATATTTGACTTATACATAATGTATAAGATGGCCAACATCATGATGCCTAAAACAAAGATACGGACATCACGGCGCAATAAATAAATCAAACAAGAAGCGTATATAATAAACCTAGAAGTCGCATTCACTCGCTCCTCTGAAGTTTGTGAAGCAACTGGCCAAAATTCAAAAACTTTGTTAACATCAAAAAGAATCTTTGGATCATCGAACCATGTTTTCTTTGGACCTTCGAACAAAGGATTCATTTATTATATAATAGCCATTTATTTTTTCATCATACCACCAAGGAAACCCGCCATCATTTTTTGAAGAGCGGCTTCATCGATGCTACCATCGCTCCCCTGCAATTTGTCAGCAGCATCCTTCGCCATGTTTTCAATAACACTCAAAGTTCCTTCTGGGACAGCTGAAATAGCGGTTCCCAACATATAGAGAGTCTGCATGTATTGCCAGATGGCATCCTTCGTCTTGCCACTCGCGGAACCCCACAAGTCTTTAATGTTCAAGTCCTTCATAAATTCAATGTTTGGAAGGTCTTCGGTAATGAAAGTTTCATCCTTGTTGGAGATTTTAGTTGAATATGGACCAATGCTTCCCATGTAAGCCTCGACGCATTTACGACCGTTCGCATCACGCAATAATTCAAACGACGTCATGAACTTCTTAATTCCTTTTTCAGTTGGAAACGCCCGGTGGAGTTCCGCGATGAATTGTCCCATCATGTCGTTGAAAGCAGAGACAGAAGCCATTTTTATACATATACTATAGGTTTTATCTTTAAGTTTAGAATGGCTCTGCAGAAAGCATCTCCTTTTGAGAGATGCCTTGGTCGACTATAAAGTAAACCATGACGGCATTAAGCACCGCTGGTTTCAAATAAGCATTTAGCTCTTTTTTTGGTTCATTATTCATTTGTTCCTTGATGTAAATGTACCCCGCGGTCAAAGCAGCAGCGACCAACGCGGCGCCCGTGGGGTCTCTAAGAGTTTCGGTGAGTTCCATTTACATATAACTGAGTTTTTTTGTTCGTTGTTCAGGGGCATCATCAAACAAACTTTCTTCTTCCCCTGGGGTGTCGTGGGTTGGGATTGTCTTAACACCAACCTCAGTTTCGAATGGAACCCCGGAAGATTCTTCAGACATTTGGGGTTCATCGGGCATTGTTTCACCCTCTTCTGGTTGAGGAGGAGCACCATCTGGATATTCATCTAAATTTGGACCCTCTGGTGGTTCATCCACCATACCTTCGCCTTCGCCCTCACCACCTTCAGCGTCTTCTGTATATCCCTCGACATCATCGTCGTCCACTGGATCGTGGTGGTCAACATCAAACTCATCCTGATTACTCGCTTGGTGCATGTAAGTAGAAAGAATGTCTTGAACTGGAATCAACTCCTTGATGGTTAATTCAATGCAACGACCAAAGCGTTGTGTAAGTTCGTCATCTCTGCGGTATTCAGATTGAACCTCGCTGAAAACATATGGGTCATTATACAAATCTTTTGCGGCATTGTTATACACAGTTTGAACAAACACTTCGTTAGATGGAAGCTTCAAAGAAAGCTTTTTAGTTCCACTTTGAATACGGACAGCAGAAAGAATTTTAACATTACTGACAAAAACAGCGGCCAACAAATCATTGAACCAAGAACAGCGATTAACAATCTTATCGCTGTGTGATTTGGACATGGCATTAGACCAATTTGGAACTTCCTTCAAATATTTTTGAAACATTTGCAAAACTTTACGGTTTTTGGAAGCTGTTGTGGCTTCCTGAAACATAGCATGAAATACCTCTATCATAACTGGCGCTATGAGACGCACGAGTTGTTCCTGATATTCATTTTTGGCATCAACAAGCACGCTCAAGTTATTATCCATTTTATGATAAAAGTGTGTTTTTTTTAGAGTCGCATTACGCACTTTTTTTGTATTTGGCTGCCGCCTTTTTCAAATTCATGAAAT